GCACAGCACCAGCCATCGCAATTAGGGCATTGGTATACCCGTCAACTGTTAGCGATAGCGCACCAAACGTGTGGTCTATGGTTTCTAGGTTTAGGCCAAACAGCTCAATACTGTTAAGACCTGTAATGATGTGGTTAATAAACTCTATGATTTTATTGCCAAAGTCAGATATTGCGCGAGTAACTATGTAAACGCCATCTGTAATGTTTGACAGGCCGACCAAAAAGTCTGCAATTGTATTTCGCGCAAATGTCTCTAGACTGCCTTGCGCGTCAGAGTTTGCCGCAATAAAGCCTGTCAGCATATCGGTTAAATGCGTGATTGCTGGCGCTAATACCGCAACAAATTGATCGCGTAGCCCTGCTAGCACATATCCGAGTTTTGTAAATGCGTCTTGCGTTTCTTCGACGCCTGCGACAGCGTTAGCTGACAGCAAAAAGCCTAGCGCCTCTGCCTCTTGGAATAGCTCACGCATGGCCTCTGAACCTTGGTTCAGCATAGTCACCATGCCAGCGCCTTCGCTGTCGAATAGCTTGAACGCAATGCGTAACTGCTGTGTACCGCCTTCTACGTTCTCAAAGGCATCGGCAAGCATCAGCATGGCTTCAGATAGCGGCGCTTCTGCTAGCTCTCTAGCGTCAAGCCCTAGCTCTCTAATTACGCCTTGTGCTTCGCCTGTGCCTCTGGCGGCTTCTGCGGCTCTACGCGAGAACCGCTGTAGCGCCATATTAGCTTGCTGGATGTTGAGGCCAGATATTTCGCTGGCAAACTGTAGCTTTTGCAGTTCTCTAGTCGTAGTGCCGATTCTGCTTGCAGTCTTAGCCAGCGCATCTGTAGCGTTGACAGACTGCCGTATAAGCAAGCCCATACCAGCGGCGGCACCTGCCGCAACTAGCGCACCTCTCATACTAAAGGCGGCGGCGGTTACGGCCTTAAGCGAGTCAGCAACGCCACGCAATGCGGCCTTACTGCTGTCAAGCGCCCTGATCGTTATGCTAATCGGTAAGGTTTCAGCCGCCATCTTTCTCGCTCATTATCTTAAAGAAGGCGAGCCATTCGTATAACTCCGTTACCGAAATCTGCTCTACTTCCTCAATCGTTTTGTGTAACCGATCAGCCAACGCAACAACGTTAAGCCTTAGCGGATCGGCTAGAAGTTTTTTTCCGCAACCTCTACTGGCTGAATCTGAGCAAACATTTCTTCAGCGATAGCCGATATAACGGTTGTTTCTTCGCCCATCAAATCCATGCGATCATCTGCCGCAGTGAATAGCTTATCGCCGCCCTCATCTTCAGCTTTCATTACGATGAGATCAACCATCGACGCCACCGTGGGCGCTTCTAGCACTTTAGGGTGCCGCTTCTGCAATTCGTTTAAGTCGTAACAGGTTATCGGCCTGCAATACATCTCAAACGGCTCATCTGCTGACACGCCCCATGCCGCTACGCTTATCTTGCGGCGGTCTACCGAGCGCCTACTTCGTAACTCTTTTGCTAATCCCATAACCTCCCCTTAAAAATTTTAAGATACGAGTGACTTACCTACTGCCGTTGTGCATTGAATAGTTGCAGATGCTTCTACCATGCCATCAAACGCCGCTGATACGGTTAAGCCCGTGCAAATACCAGCACCGCTGTAATAGGTTTCGCCACTACCAGTACCGTGCGGATAAAGCTCCCAGTACAGCGTGTCTTGCGTGTTTAAAAGCGCCTGCGCTGTATCGTCTGTATCCCAATAAAGCTCCATAGATACCGTGCTACTTTCCAAGCCCGTAATGTATGTGCGATGCGAGTTACTATCGTGCATTGCAGTAGTTTCAATAGTGTCAGCCGTAGTATCAAAGCTAAATGATCGGACGTGTGCTACAGCGGTTTCAGACCCGTCTGTAGTGTGTACCTTAACTACGCCTGTAGTGCCTGCTTTAACTGCCATTGTGCGTTCCTCTTAGGTGGTGCCGCGAGTGAAAAAGTAAATAATCTGGGCTGTAATTATAACGCCGCCCACTGGTTCTATACTACCGTCATCGACTTCGATGCTTGTTACCTGCGTATCAATAGCTTTGCCGCCTCGCGTGCGGTCAGCCTCTAGCGCCTCTTCGACAGTTTCAATAATGGCATTGCGTGCCGTGTCGATGTTTTTAGATTTCACAAAACACACTAGATCGTATTCTGCTACCGCCATTCGTTCCGATGCTGAACCTGCTATAGAGCTGTCCTCTCTGCTTTCGTTTGCAGAGCGTACAAGCACCGCCGGAAACTGCGCGTTGCTAAGTTTGTCGAAGTCAAACGGGTCGCGGGTTACATACTTAATTCGCGATGGCGTAGTCGCTGACTTTAAAACGCTGACAAGGTTAGCGGCAATATCCTCTCTAACGCTCACGGGTCAGCCTCCTAAAGTACACATTCTGTATTCGCTTTAGCTCGTTCTTAGACAAGTCAAAAAAGCGCCTTGTTCTGTTATTAAATGCGGCTTTTCTAGCTTCTTCGCTTCGGCTAAAAAACAGCACGCCTTTGCGCGAGTCTGCCGTTACCTTCATGCTTGCCAGCATCCTGCCGGTAAACATCAGATTAGGCGTTACCGTTCTGCCCTGTCTGCTACGAAATGCCGCGTATGTGGCTGTGTACGGCTTAAATGGCGCACCGTTTACATCGACGCCTTTAGCCGTGCGCTCTGCGATAATTGTCCGTGCCTGCAATATGGCGGCAAGCATTGCTGGCTTCTGATTCTGCCGCATCCGCAAAGTAAACCTGCCAAACTGCTTGCGAATGTCTCCCAGATTGTCGCTTACAGAAAACTGCACTACCGATCAAGCCTGTTAGTCGGCAGAGGCTTTTTCTCACTATCAGCTACAGAGCCATCACCGTCAGTGTCGTATTCAACGCCATCGGCAAATACCGCCTCTAGCTCTTCGCCATAGCGATTACGGTAAAAGTCGATCATTTCCAAAAAGCGGTCATTGTCTACCCAGTTCGTTAGTTTAGGTAGCGCGTATTTCCATAGCACAAGGTAGCTGTTGGCTTTTGTCCACTGGCTGTCAGTCAGTTTGGTTGCGTCCATCTCGCCAGCAATACCGCGACGATGCCACCATCTGTTTCTGATTTCGCGGGTTAGCTCTGCCTGTGCCGTAGCGTGTTCGTCAATAAAGTTTTCAATGCCAAAGTCTAGGATGTCTGGCACGATTTCTTGCAAGTTGTAGTCAGTGCTAAATGCCATCAGTTCACCATTTCACCTTAGCGGCCCAGTAGATAGCGTCGAATACTGTGGCACCTTTTAAGCTGTCGCCGTGTCGCGCATACCACGCCCTTCTCATTGCTTTGTCTCGCGCACTTTCGCCATCTCTAGGCGGGTACGTCTTAGCGCCCTGTGCGCCGAATCGCACTAGCTTTATTCTGTCGCCTTGCTTTGCTAATACTGCGTGGCTTTTTGACGGGTGCCGAGGTGTACGTTTTGCAACGTTGTAATCCTCAAACCGCTCACCACGATATACAATAGCCATAAGGGAAAGCGCCCCGAAGGGCGCGAGTACCTTAGAGGCCAGCGTCGAAGTACATTTCTACGCCATAAGAGTCGTCAAGCTCACCAACGCCATAAACGGCAGTAGCGTTCAACTCAAATGCACGCAGAGATGCGTTGCGCTCAGTCTCAATGTTAAAGTCACGCTTCATAGCAATGGCTACGGCTTCAGGTGCAAATACAGCGCCCTTGGCATCGCCAGAACCGTCAACAGTGATGTTTGCTGACTCGTAAATGTTTACGCCAGCAACAGTACCGATAAAGCCAGTACGCATAGCCTCATTCTGCAAGTCACCGCCATTGGGGTTTGCAAACGTGTTGGTCATGTTGGCCTTAAGCTGGTAAGCCTGATACGGATGCAGGACGCATGAGTACTGACCGGGAGCCTTTGCCGCCTTCAAGCGAGATGCCGCGTTGAAGATGTCAGCAACGGTAATTTCCTGAGTCGTAGCACCCAATGACGTGCTAAAGCCGTCAAACAGGGCGATAAGGTCTTGATCCATTTTGGTAGCAATAGCGTTACCCAAAACAGTGCCAAGCTCTGCGGCAGGGTTGCCAGCGCCCATAGCGGCCAGATCGGTCAACACAACCTGTGCGCCGACTTCGCCAACCGAGATGGTTACGCTTGAGGTTGATACCTCTGTGGCGCTCATATCCGTGCCTTCCGTCAGGCCAGCGGCGGTGATTGCGGGGTACTTAGGCACCTGTACGGTTTTACCCGCTACGTTGCCAATGTCATACCGCGTAACCAGACCAAGCATGATGGACTGCTCTTCTGCGGTGAATCGTGCTTGCAGAATAATATTCGCAAACAGATCGTCTAAAGTTGTTGAAGTAGTTTCATTTGCCATTTTTACGTTTCCTTAAGTTATCGGGCCGCGTCACGCATTTTCTGCTCGCGAAACAGACGCATCCCTTCATCGCCTTTAGCTAACATTTCCGAGTAACTTAAGGGCTTGCTCGTAGACCCTCCAGCCGCGCCGCTTGATCCTGCACCGCCTGCCGATGCTTTCACAAAGTGCGGATTGGCTGTTAAAAACTCTGATACCAGTTCATCCACCGATAACAGATTGCCAGAGTCGTTGTATCTAGGCGTCCCGTTTTTATCAAATACTTCCACGGTGTTATCTTCAGATAACGCAACGGAGCTTCGTAACAACGCACTGACTTGATCGGGCGAAACAGCGTTAAGCCTAGAGGCCGCAGACAACAAAGCACCGTCTACTAACGTGCGCTCTAGCTGTCCTTTTAACTGTTGCTCCCTTTCGCTGTGCTTGTCAGACATCTGCTTAATGATGGCCTCATAATCACCGCGCTGTTTCTGTTCCTCAACCTGCGCTTGCTCACGCTGGTTAAGAATTTCGCGCACTTCATTAAGGTCAATACCTTCTAGCTTTTTGTCAAACTGCCGCTGTTGGCGTGCAATTCGATCAGCCACTATCCGATCTACTTCATCTTGCGTAAATGTCTTAACGTCCTGAGTTTCTACAGTTTCCTGCTCTACGGCCTCAGTTACCGCTTCTTCCATGATTTCATCGCTCATGTAACGAACCTCCTAAGAGTGCATTTATTTTACCAAATTAACGCGATTTTTTCTTTTTCTTCTTTTTTTTACCAGAATGATACGGCATAGCTACCTCACTCAAATGTTGGTGACCAATGATGCCGACAGTTAAACCCGCCAGCTACTACAAACGGACTGCCCTCGCGCTTACCAGCCCAAGAGCCTTCCCATGCCTTTCTAATTTCGTCGGTAGTTAATGTACGGCCTACAAACTTATCGCAATGCGGGCGCGTTACATCATCATCAGGGCCAATGTATACGAATCTATCCGCGCCAGCTTCTAGCGCCATATTCATATTGATTGCTCTGTCGAAGTCCATAAGCCCATCGTGTACCGCTTGCCGAGCATAACGCGCAAGGTCAGACTGTACACTATCTTGCACAACCCTAACAGCATCGGCAAATGTTTGACCTGTTAGAGTCGCTTCATATATCTGCTTATTTACTGCCTCGACAAATTCATCGCCAAGGGCGGCATAGCCGTTGTAGGTGATCTGCTGTAACTGGCTAAGTACGCCTTGATCTAGTCGCACAAAGTCAGAGAATGTGCCTAATAGCGCCTCTGCTTCCTGCGCCACCTCTGCATACTCTGATACAAACGAATCAACAACCGCAAGATAACGCGCATCAACCGCCTGCCTAATTTGTGTACGGGCTTGTACTGCCCACTCTAAGTCAAACAACTGCCCATCACGCAATGGCGCATCACGCAACAACGCAACAATGTCTAGCTCTAAATCACGCAGTGCCTCTAGCAGTCGCCGTTGATGGCCTTCTGCCAAAGCAATAACGTCATTAAGTCTGTCCGTTTGTGCCGACATTCTGCGCCTCTACAGGCTCAAGCAATACGTCACCGCCTGCTACTTCATCAAGCCCGATCTTCTGCCGCACCTCGTTTGGCGTCACTAATCCAGAGTCGATGTGGTATTTGTAGATTTGCGTTGTCTTGTCGAAGTCACCGACTGCCGTTGTTTGCTCATCAATCTCTGCGTGTGCCTGTGTCAACATTTCATCATCTAGCACAAGGTCTGCTACTTGCTTATCAATCTCGCGCAGTAGCGTTACTGACTTAACGCCAGAGGCACGCGCCTGTTGCAAAAATCTAAGCTCAGACTCGTAATCACGCAGATCGAACGAATCAGGGTAGCTAACCATAACCTCATGTGTAGTGTGCTGTTGCCAGTTACAGTAGAACGCCCACAACTGCTCTTCGGCTAGCTCTAATATATCTGCCTTCTCTGACAGCTTGGCGTTAAGCATTTGAAACTCTGTCTGCAAAGCAATGCCTGACTGCTTAACGGCTTCTGTACCGCGCACAGCGCCCATGTGCGCCATACGGTTGATTGACTCTATTTTGTCTTGTATAGACGCCCTAATAGCGTCTAAGTTTGCCCCAGATGGTTGTATTTGATACGGACGTAAGCCCGCATCTAAGTCATCGCTGACATTGATAATTGCACCAGCGCCCGCACTGGCGTCTGTGTCGAATGTCTTAACCAATGTCGGATGATTGCTAATTCTAATAAGCTGTTCGATTTCGCTTAACTCTTGATAGATGGCCTTCTGCATATAAGCAATATCAGAAATGTCACTAATCCCGATGCCGCGCACAATAGAACGGTTGGCTGGCAAATACACAGCAGGTATTTTGCCAATAGGGTTTTCGATCTGGTCGATGACCTGATGCTCTGCGCCGTCATACCTAATTAGCTTAATTTCTTCTGGCGTCCACTCTCTAAAGTGCGTCACAGTATGCGTGCCGTCTATGCGGTTTACAGACTCGCGTATCTTTAGGTACACAAGCTGATGCCTGCCAGACGCCTGCCGTTCCCACTTCCAATCAAATACGTTTTCGGGCGTTATCAGCGTAACGTAGGGTCTAATCTCTTGCGCTAGCTCCTCAGCCCTTGTACCTGCCTGCGAGCGCGGCTTATCTACCAGTATCCAGACATGACCGTAGACGCTAGACCATATCTGCGCCTCTCGCATAAACGAATTGAAGCTCTGCCCGTCTAGATTGGCATCCTTTAAAAACGCCTCTAGCTCTGGCGAGCCTTCCATTCCAGCAAAGTTGCGAGTCGGCAATACGCGCCACAAAAACGATGAGTAAATGTGTATGACGTTTTTGCAGTGATTATCTAAAGGGGTCAGCCCTATGCGCCGATCATACGCCTTTGCATCTTCGTTAAGGTAGCGCGACAGGTATGATCCGTCTTGATAATCCTGACCGCCCATGTAACTGCGTAGGTAAAACTCCCAGCGGTCTACGTTGTTCTCGTAATCAGGGTGCTGGTATTCAATGTCTACATTAATCATGTCCACCTCTGCGGCGGCTGTACCGCGTGAGATTTTCTAATTGGGAATAGGTAGTCAACAGCATAGCCAAGCGCATCATTCATGTGATCGAAACCATCATCTTTGTTTACCTGCGTGGTTCCCTCTTTGTACGTCTGCCGCTCAAGCGACTCAATCGTTTTCTTGCACTTGGGATCAACAAACAACTGTCTTATGCCATCGGCTGATTGCAGTCGCGAATTGACTGCGTTAATTCTGTCTCTTATCGCTGAGTGCGAGTTTCTAACCTTTACCTCAAAGCCTGCGTTTTGCAGTATCGACAAATCAGTACGCCCACCAGCAGACGTTTTGCGCTGGCGACACGCTGGGTCAGGGTATATCGTAACATTTTTGCGCCCATACCGCCTGCGTATCTCCTCTGCCATCTCGTCGGTATTAGACCCAAAGATTACAATCTCATCGAATGCGTGCAGAACTTTGCCAATACGCACCATTACAACCGCGCTCATAGGGTCTAGGTTAAAGTCCATACCGATCAGTATGCGGTCAATATTGCCTTCGTACCGGCGCACTGACTCTTCACGGTTAAAGTTGTAATAGATAATCCCTGAGTAGTTTACAAAACGCGCCTCATATTCTTGTTCAAAGGTGCGTTCGTCTAGGTCTTGTCTAGCGGCTTGTATTTCGTCTTGCTCTACGTTGCCGCCTTCTAGCGTTGTGTACTGATGCGCCGCCCAACCATCATCTTTATCAGCGCCCTTTGTCCACAGATCATAGAAGTGATTGCGGCCTTTGGGCGTGCCGATAAATATCGCTGATCCTCTGCGGTCTGAGAGCGATGGCCTAATAACCTCATACCACGCTTCTTTACGCATATCCGCAAACTCATCAAGCACGCAGAAGTCTAGTGCGCGGCCTCGTAAGTTGTCGGGCTTTTCTGCGCCCTTTAAGCTGATCGTAGAGCCATTGACTAGATGCAGACTTAAGGCTGTCTCATTCGTTTTAACAATGTACTCAGGCGGGATGGCTTGCAGTAGCATCTGCCACGCAATTTCCTTAGCCGCTTTGTATGTTGGCGCTATGTACCAGCAGTTACGCTCTTCGCCACTTACTGCCGCCCTGATTAGCTCCGCTGTAGACAGAAACGTTTTGCCAAAGCGCCGCCCTGCTACGATTACTCTAAACCGTGCATCATCTTGGAAAATGCGCGTTTGTGGCTTAGTCAGATTCACTGTTAGCCAGATTGATAACGATAGGCGGTAGCTCTGCTATCTCTTGTATCTCTTCCCTTGCATCTGGAAGATACTTGTTCAGCAATCTAATGCGCTGTTCGTTTGCCGTCTTTAGCTTTAATAGGTCTTTCTGGAAGTTTGCACAGCCACTATCAAGCGCCTCGATTTTTTCTATGTTCTCAAGTACATACGTTACTTTGCCTCTTTCGCTAAGGTAGGCTCGCAACTCATCCCTGCGTACTTGCTTTCTAGCTTGCGCTGATGTCTTTGCCATTACATATCGGGATGGGGTATTGAATGCGCCCAATACAGCCCTTTCTCTGCTCCTGCTCTGATTTCACCATCACCAATGTCGTTGTCATCCATTGGATACGACTCTACCGTGCCATCGCTGAAAGCAACCAGATAGGTGCCTGCTTCCCGTGGCATTTCCCCAAATGTTATGGGTTTCCATCTTATAGTGACGGTTTGCTCCATATAACTATGGTATCAGAGTTTAGGTGCCGTGGATGATTAAATTAGCGCAATAACTGCTCAAGCCCCACGCTGGCATTTAATCTTACGATGCCACGGCTCACCGTTTAGGAGCGGGGCTTAATCTTGTCTTGGGTTCCTACTCCAAAAACTGTACCCGTACATTTCTGCACAACGTATATATTTTGCTAGCGTGCTTCTGTGTACATCAAACTCGTTTGCCACCGTTTCAAACACTACGCCCTGATCTAGCAACTCCATTGCTTCGGCTACTTGATACTTTGATAGCTTAAAACGTACAGGTAGCTTTTTTGTTTTCATAATCGGGCCAGCCTGCTTCGCCGTTTGATATTTTGTAGAGATGGATCATTTTGCAGTAATGCGCCTGCTCGTTTAGCTCTTCTTGATAGTCGCCATCACCAGCTACGCCCATCAGCGCCAAAATCGCTATAAACCCCAACGCTAACCAATGCTCAGAAATGCTCATTGTCATCTACTCCCAATAGTTTGCGGTAGTCCCGCTTGTCGTTGTTCTCTGTCATTATCTGGTCGATAAAGTCGTATAGCTTCGGCTCAATGTGCCGGTAATAGGCTAGCTCTACTGCCATGTTGTACTGCTGGCGGGGCGTTAGCCCCTTCCAGTGATATTTCTGCCGCACAAAGGTGTCTAGCATCATATCGTCTATACGTTCGTGCTTCATGGCTTCCCCTTTAGATTCCTGCGCTGTTTAGCTTCTTCTGCATCATTGGGTTTGACAGATGCTTTGCAGGGTCTATCCACTGATTAGCATCAAACCAATCTAACAGGGAATCAGCATTTATCAATGCGTACATATCGCCGTTGACGGCAACAA